ACCAGTCTTTGGTATAGAAGTAGAATGGGTATGATAATCAATCAAACAATAGAAGTAACATTACCTTATATCGGTCTACTTCACATACTGTTTAACTAGTTCACATAGAATAGAATAGTATGAATGTTTGTGAAATATCATGTGAATATCGGTAAGTTTCGTGTAGTTTTGTGTATGTTTATGTATACAGTGACTATCGAAAAGGGCAAATAAACGATAATAAATTATAATTAAAATATTGTTGGGTGAAAAGTTGCTCTAGCATACAAGCGGACCGCCGTCAAGTACTTTCTCTGTGTGTGTTGCAAAAATGCAACAGTTACCAACTATTTTAAAAAAAAGTGAAAAAAAGTGAAAATAATGCTTGACAATTGCCATTGTCTTTGCTATACTATAAACATAGTCGAGATAGAGACTACTGGCGTATCGCTAGATTAACTGCATGTCCCTAAGGGAGAACTGGCGCGATACTAGATTGAACTGCAAGTCTCTATGAACTTTAAAAGGAATATATTATGAATTACGATATGACTAAACCAATCAGAACTCTCGCTATGGAGCAAGACGTATTCGATGTTATTACTGATGCGCTTGTTGCTGAGTGTGAGCATGTCACTGAACTAGTTGAAAAACTTGATGAAATGTTACCTGAATACATCGATGGTAAGATTATCAATGATGTTGCTACTGAATGCTTTAATGAGTATTGGGCGGCAAAAGTGTAAATTAGTGCTTGACATCTGTATAAGACTGTGATATACTGTGTATATAATGATAATGAAAGTGAGTGAATATGTTTGAGATTGAATTTAAATTGAATGGTGAAACGCAGATAGTTACCGCGCTGACAGAAGAGCAGTGTGATGCTATTCTCGCAGACGGCACATTTGGTGTTAACGCAATCAACTTAGTAGAGGTACGTCAGTATGCGTAATATAATCGCGGGTGCATTAGGCATCACCGGACTTCTATTAGTACTAGGCGCTGTAGGTAGCGACTGTGATGGCAAGTGTATGGAGAACGCACTGTCAATCACTGAAGTACTACTGTTCGCATTAGCAGGTTTCGCAATGATTGGTGTAGCATTCGTTACATATGATAAGGAGTAGATAATGGCAAAAGCAATGGGTCAATATGAAAAAGTACTGAACGTACTGAAAGAAGCAGATAACTATACTGCTACTATAGATGAGTTCAAACAACAGTGTGAGATAGCAGGCGTGAACATGTACCGCATCTCAACGTATATGTGGGAAATTAAAACAAAGACACCCTATGGTGTGATCCCACTCAAAGACGGTCGCAAGGTCACCGGTTACAAACTGTGTGGCGTAGAACGAGTAGACGCGACTGCAAGTTAGAGACTAGTAGGGTTTTTCTCTCCCTTTCTCCCTACGTTGTCTCGGCGATGCCCTGTAACCCTTACTGACAAAGGGTTGTAGGGTGTCGCTTTTTTTTATTTTTTACTTGACAACAGTTGCCATATGTGCTATACTGAAACTTTAACTGCACGCCACTGAAAAATAACTGTTGACAACTGTTACTCACTGTGCTATACTATAGAGTAGACCCCCCACCCTATGTAATATTTTTGTGATGTCCGACCCCTTTAGTGCGGCATTAAGCGCGGAGTTCAATTTCGTGTTTTCTGAGTACGGCAAACGTCCACTGAAGTCCACTGTCTAAAAACTGAAATCACTATAGGGGGTTTAAGGAATCCAAAAATTTTTCCGGACAAAAAATTCACGTTTCTCAAGTCGGCACTAAAACAGTCTGTCTTTACCTGTAGGTTTTGTTGTCATTCCTAGATGCGCTCTCATAGGACGACCTGCTTCTGCTGGTGTATCTGCAGTAGAGTATACACTGTTATTCACTGCTTTACTGTACACTCTATCATTTGAATTGAACTGTGCATCATGCTTACGATTTGCTTCTGCTATCTGTTCAGCAGTAGGTTCTTTTCTTTTCAATATAAACCTCTTCTCACTGTCGTTGTTAATTCACTATATGAATATCTTTTTTGTTTACTGTGTTCTCGCAATACTTACACTGCATTACATCTTCTATATGTGCAGTATCATAAAACGATGAACATTCATTACATACAATATGATACACTGTGAAAGCATATGTTCTGTTGTATGTAAATCTCTTTGCTATAGCACACATCTTTACTTTTGCAAGACCAGTGTATTTGAGCGATAGACTGTCTGTGATGAATTGTCTATACATACGGATTATCTTTCATCATGTCAGAGTACCATGCTCTTGCTTCTGTCTGCGTTTTGAACATTGGCGATAACTGAAAGAAGTCTTGATTAGCATAGAAGAATTCTATCTGTCCGTTCTCATCTACATGTCTCATCAGAGCGATATAGTTTTCTGTGCTTTTACTCATCGTCTTGCCATCATTGTAAGTTCTAGTGAACATGTGCGTAGTTTGAGTTTGCCTGTCTGTTCGTAGATTATGATTGATGCTCTTGTGCGACCTTGCTTGAATTCAATACTCATGTTCTCTGGCAAGTATACATTCAAGTCATTAAAAGTCTGAAGCGCATCTTTCTCAAGACAAGAAAAGAATTCTTTGTCTATCCATGCTCTTGCTAGAACACGCCCGCAGATTTCTGGCAAATGTTTCTTTACTTCTTCTCTTGTGTCAAAGCGAGTTTCTTCATCTACAAGAACAAACTTTCGACTGTACGAAACGATATTCGATTTGTCTCTTAATACAAGTGCAGTGCTACTACTCATATGAAACTCGTACTGCTTTATTATCTTTAAGTAGATTAGATATATTGACACGCAGTTCTAGTCTGCGCTTTGAAATGTTGAGACTTACTTTACCGTGACTGCTTTCGATAAGCGTCAGTTCAGGATTACGACTAGTCTGAAAAGATGTTATGATGTTTGTGTGCTTAGTGTGATGAAACAATGCGACTGCATAAGAATTCTCTACTGTTTGTTCTCTACATACACACAATGAATAGTACTTCTTATTGTGTGGTTGATTTGCTTCATTCACCCATAGTTTATTATTCATCTTCTCAATGAATGTTTGATTAATCTTCTTTGTGATTTCGTCTGTGATTGTTGTTGCTTCTGTGATTGATGTGATAACATCATCTGCAACTGAAGATGTAATTTGTAGAAGACTTGCTTCATTAGACATTCTCTCAAATGAATGTGTGCTAAGTCCTTTTACGTCTATGAGACTAGTTTCTGTCTCAATGTCTGCAAAGTTATTTCCGGCGCCGCACCATGTGGCATCCGGAATACTATCTGCTATGATGTATTCCCATGTTTCTTTTGCAAGTTGTGGTTCTCTATTCTTTCTTGTGAACACTTCAGTATATGATTTGAGTTCACGAACAAAGTTCTGTGAGAAGGTATCGCCTAGAATGTTATGAATTTGTTCTGCATCTACTGCAACTAGCATAATGTATCCACTTCAACATAATTAAAATTTGATAGAGAAGAGAGGAAAGTTAATTCCTCTCTCATAGTTTTATTCTGCCAAAGCGGCAGTAATTCTAACTTGCCAATCGATATTCTCTGCCGCGAAGTCAGCGGCGGCATTTGAATGATCCACAGTCAGAGTATCGTCAATAGCAACTTCATCTTTGAAGAATGCAATAACATCGTCATGTGCTAGACGACCTGCTTGCATACACTCTTCTACTTTTGCTACTGTTACATTACCCTCAGTAATCTCAGGATGTTCTGCTGATATTGCTCTTACGATAAAGTCAGTATATTCGTTTTGAAAATCGACTTCAAGTGCCGCATACGATGCTTGTGGCATTAACCATTCTGGACATACTAGTGGTTGCTCTTCTTCACTGAATCCACTTGGGTCTTCTCCAACACCATCCCATTCTTGAATATCGCTTTCGCCTACAGGTACTTCTGGCATTTTATATTCTCCTTGTTAAAATATTTGTGTCCTAGTATTTATACTAGTGCCAACTTTTATTGTTTTGTACATACTCTTCATATGCGTCACGAACTTCATCAGGAACTTCATCTTCTTCAAGTTCATGTGCGCTAGACATGAGTTCACCGCTTTCGAACATGAGACCAATCTCGTTGATGAGTTCTTGCTGTTCTTCTTCAGTCATATTACTTTCATCTAGACTATTAAAGAATGTATCGGCAAACTTCAATTCTAATTTCTTAGTTGTCATTTGTTTCACTCTCTCTCAGTTTACGTTTCATGAATTCTTCATGACTTTCATGTGCGGTCTGATCCGCAGGGACTTCCCATGATACTTCTTGTTCTTTCTTTGTGAAGTCAAGCACGACAGGACAAAAGTCATTCTCTTCTACTTCATCATCTTTTACATGTTCAAGATAACCATCTATATGATATCCACACGCATTGAGAAATTGTTTATACACATCTAACATTTCATCGACTGATGCGTCTGAAGATACAGTCATCTCAATTCGGTCTACTGCAGTGTATGCTTTATGCTCATCGTCTGTTTCAGATATAAGTTTAATCATTTACTTTTCCTTTGCTTGGTCCATGTTACATCTACGCAGTGCATTAAACACCATCTCTAGACTTTCTTGATTTGACTTTTGAAAGAATTCATCATAAGATGGATCGGGATCTTCAAACCAGTCACCCATACGAATAATTAATTGAGATACTAAGTCTTGCGTATCTACATAGTTAACGGTATATTTCTCTATCTCTGCAAATGCGTTATTCATATGTTGTGTTGCTGAAGAAGGAATTCCTCGCGGTCTATTGCTTATCATGTACTTTCATCCAATACTGTGCTTGTTCAATTGTATTAAATCTAGGAGAAATAATCTTCTGTTTACTTTCTTCCATCCAGAGATATGATATTTGTCCTGTCAGTTCGTTTGTGTCTTGACATAGAGATACCTCATATTTTTTATTTAAGTCATACTCAGGTGGAGTAAACTCAAACTTTTTCTCAGGAACATATACCTCGTGTTCTTGTACGATGAAGTCACGCTTATCATTATAGTATTTTTTTATCCAAGGCGACTTCATGTTTCAATTAACTCCGTTGTTGGCATCTCTTTCTGTGACATTTGTTCTATCATATCTAGTAGAAGACGAAAGCAATCGAACCCATCGATGTTCTGTGATGCACAAGTTTGCATCTGTTCTACTACTAGACTAAATTGACTGATATCCATTTGAGGACTCCTATTGCTAGTCTGATAAAAAGTTTCCGGTTGCTTGGTACTGCTCGTCAATATCATCAACTTCTTGTACAAACAATCGATAATATTTAAACTGTTCTTCTGGATAACCTTGCTCTACTACCCACTTAGTTAAATCAAAACTTGACAATATGAACAAGTCTGTTCCTGAACCGGATACAGCATGTTTCGGTAGTGCTTTAGGAAACCCATATACCCATCCGCAATTGGTTGGGTCAATCATCAAAACATATTTAGATTGCAATTTGGACTCCTTCATTAGTTGATAGTGTCTCCATTTTCTTCATTATAACAGAAACATCTTCTTCTGTCAAGTATCCTTTGATGGTATCCCCGGCAAGAGTGATACCAGGAAGAGAAACCATACCTGCTAGTTTATCAAAGACACCAATCTCGTAGAGTCCTTTGTCACTACCATATGAACTAGAATGCCTAACAACAGATAGTTCATATGCACCATAGTCAATAAGTGCTTGCACACCATCTAAGAATGGTGTGAACTTTATATCATTAAATTCTTTTGTATAACTAATCATTTTAAATCACCTCAAAGTTTGGATCATCTTTAATATGTATCCAACGCATGTCGCGTATTTTATGTCCAGGCGCCAGTTTGAAAGTCTTACTTTCACTTAGAACACTGATACAGCGAATGCCGTTGAATGTTCCTACATCACGAACTTCCCACTCTTTACCGTGTTGGTCAATGCGTTGCTTACCATGGCGAGAAATACCTTTCAGTACTACCCACTCACCAACAACAAAATCTCTCATAGGATTCATTACACTCTCTCTTGCCATAATCGCTTACAACTAATCTGATGACCATTCTCTAGAACAAGTTTGATATCTGGCAGTGCGCCAAACCCTACCCACTTGTCAACAACATTAAGACCATCAAAACTTTTCAAGTCCCACATGAACTCCATGAATTCTTTCAAGGTAGTTCCTTTCGACAACTTCACACTGCCATTTACAAAACAATCAATCATTATGCCATTACCTCTTCTTCTAATTCACAAATCGCTTCATGGATCATATCACGCATTACAGTAATGTCAATATCGAAGCGACCATTCACAGCAGGAACACAAGCATTCATACAAGCACTAATGTCACTGCTACCGATGCCTTGACCAGTCTCAATCATATCACGAAACATAGTATCAACTTCTTCAACAACAATTTCTTTCATCTCAACAATATTCATTATGCTAACTCCTCAGCAACCATTTCACATTTAATCATATCGAAACACTCATCAACAATCTTCTTAGCATCATCGTAGTGGGCGAACCCTACTTCATCAGCGAAGTCCATAGTGCTTCCGTAGTAGAAAGTCTCGTTCTCAATCTTGTGAGTTTGAAGAATGTATTTCAGCATCTTAGCGGTCTTAGCGTGACCGACACACTCACCAACGTCTTTGTAAACAGCAATCATTTTGTTTTCAACAGCATCAATAAACATCATTTTTTTTTCTCTCTCTTTCAACTCATCTTACTTATATAATATACCCTACTTTTACACTAATGTCAAGAGAAATCCACAAAAAAATGCAACTTTTTATTGTTGCATTTCAATGACTTGTAATTTTTTTTAATTATTTTTGAATTCATAAAGGTACCATGTCAGCATTGAATGCTAATGAAATTCTATCTTCTGTTGCAGTACCCGCCGGCACAACATAGTGTATTAACCAAGAAGGAAATAACAAAAGAGTTCCTGTCGTAGGTACGATGCGCTTATGAGTACTATTGAATTCATTCTCTTTGTCTATAACCTCAGGAAAAATCACATGCTCAACTGAACGATTGTTAGATGCAAACTCAATTGGATGACAGTTCTCATCTGCCTTTGGATAATATACTCCAGAGATAACTGCATATGCTCTTTCACTGTGACTATGAGGAACAGAAATAAATTCATTCATATTGATGTTTGCCCATGCTTGAAATATTCTTTGCTTTAGTTTAGGATACAAAGATAACTTAGTATGCATTGCATCTAGATATGTTTGCACAACACCATAGAACTGTGCCAGTTCAGGTTCTGTTCCATCAAACCAGATACTAGGACCTTCACTCTTTTCTTTTTGCTTGTAGATGAATTTACAGATATCATCATTGTTAATAAAAATTTCTTCATGCACGAAGAAGTCTGCAAACGCATGTTGTATGTTTACTTCTTTCATATCACTCCTTCACTTTCTTTTTATCATTGGGTTCAGGTTTCTTTTTCTTTCCGAATATACGGTCGTAGTTTTCAGAATATGATTTGTCATCTGTTTGTTTTCTACGACCTGAACCTTTACCACCATGCCATTGTGACATAATAATTCCTTTTTAATATTGGTCGGAGATGCTGGATTCGAACCAACGACCCTCTGCTCCCAAAGCAGATGCGCTACCAGACTGCGCTAATCTCCGTTAAACTTTATCCCACAGTTGGGACTCTAATGGTTGCTCTGTATCTCGCCAACGCAAAGTTCCGTCAGCATCTTTGTAATACTGATGATTGTATTCATCTAGTTCAAAAAGCATTTTGAATATCATATCTGCTTTCTCACACTTTGCTTCTAACACTTCTGCTAGACCACTAAGAACAGTATGGGTTCGGTCTTCATTGTAGATAAGAGTACTGTCGTACATCATATCCGCAACAGTCTGAATGTCTGTTGCCGTTGTGCGAATATCATTCAACGCATGTTCTAAATCGAACCTTGTTTTTCCGTATGCATTACTCATGTTACGTCCTCATCTATTTGGCAGGGGAACAAGGAATCGAACCTCATTCTGTAGTTTTGGAGACTACCGTGATACCAGTACACCATTCCCCTAAATTGGCCTGCCCGGTAGGATTCGAACCCACGGCCTACGGATTAGAAATCCGTTGTTCTATCCAACTGAACTACGGGCAGATACTTTTACTCTTGAAACTGTCCACCCTCTAAGTAAGACACCTTCTGGTATTTCGATTTGTCATTTGCAACAGTATAACACATTGATTGAATATCATCAATGAGTGCTTGTATTTCTGCGGCGCTTTTTTTGTCTGGACCATATTTTGCTTCTCGCAACCTATCTGCTTGAAACTTTATGGCATCAATCCTATCACATAAATCAGATATCTTGTGTAACATTTATCATCTCCTTGTAATATATATTTGGTGCGCCCGGAGGGACTCGAACCCACACACCGTAATCGATAACGGATTTTAAGTCCGTTGCGTCTACCTATTCCGCCACGGGCGCAAACTTACAACCCTAGAATTTTGTGGGTCTTCTCGCTGAACGCTTTAGTCGGATGGTCAATCAACCAATCTTTCAATTGACCAAAGTAGAATGCGGCATCTTCTTCACCTTGCTTCTCTAGCAGTTCTTCTGCTTCTTTGGCAAAGTTGATAACTTGACGCAACATAGAACCACTATCATTGAATGTTGCTTTGCGTTGCAACTTTGCTAGTCGTTGATTGCTCATTGTGTAAGTACCTTTACTACTGCTTCATTCTCTGCAGTCACTTGTGCATTTGCTTCATTGACTTTATCATCAAGTTCTTTAAACGCATTCGTTGAAGAAATCTTTGACAACAACATACGGTCTTTACGCAGACGGTTCATCAGAATTTTACTTGCTTGCAAATCAGAATACTCTAGTAGAACGAATGCACGATACTGTGTGCCGCTTGATACAATCTTACTTTCTGATACTTTGTATCCAGCAACGTCTACATCTGCTACAAGATTAGAAGTTGTCTTTTCAAGTTCAGACAAGATTGCAGTATCAGTTTCATCAGAACCAATCTTTGAGATAAAGTTCTTTGTCTGACTACGAACACGCCCATTGATACGGTCAGCAAGAGTTGTCTTTGCATTCAGTACTGCCATGTCTACAGACAATTGCAAGTCAGGTGTTACTGATGTACCGACAGCATAGATTGCTTTATCGTTTGATGGTAACTCAGTAAACCATTTAGGAATTACTTCAACATTGTCTTTCACTGCACTTGCTTTATATTCGTATGACGCAACGTCAACTGTACCTGGAGGTGCAATGTTCTTTGTCGCTACGTTAGTTGAACTACACGCCGCCATCGAAAGACATACCGCACCCATAATCATCATATTATACTGTTTCACTATTTCACTCCTTCTAGTACATCAACAGCGCGGTCACGAAGACCACTATCTACAAACCAACCCATAGGGTCTATGTTTGTAATCAAGTCTGGATAGTTGTAAATTACAACAGCACCAATTAAAAATCCAATCACATATTTCATTATCTACCTCAATAAAAAGTTTAGAAAGAAAGAAGCACCAAACGGGATTGTAGGTTCAGACTTCTCTACCCACTGAGGACCAGTGTCTTCATATTTGTATACTGGCGCACCCTCTTTGATAACGACATACTTTCTTCCATCACCATAGTCGCCTGAGCGAAGAACTGGTTGTACATCGATAACTCTACTACTCACAACAGTCTTAGTGCCTACTGGCAAATGCTGTACTGTTGGTTGAGATGTTGTAACAGGTGTTTCACTTGTAACAACTTTACATTTTTGATTTGTCTTTGCAGTCAAAATCTCAGGCGACACTTTACCAATCAATTCTTTCTTTGCTTTGATGGTTGCTTTATCACATGCCGCGTTTTCTGTCATATCAGGACCAAATACATAATCAGCAATTGCAGGATAAGGTACTCCATCTATAACGACTTGCATCTTCATAACACACTTACGAGTATCATCAACATAAGGAAACACCTTACGGTCAACATTAGAAACGCTTTGAATGCTTTTAGTCCAGTTGCTCTCTACATCATTCTGATACACACAATTAGCATATGCAGATGTAGGTGTTGAAAGCATCAAAACGATTGCTTTAGTTTTTTTGCTGACCGGCATCTAACCACTCCGCCACATGTGTTACACCAGGAATACAAAGACCATCGCGATTGTTTCTGTACGCACAGTCTTGATACATATTGATTGCAAGTTCTGCACCAGTACATGCTACAAGAGTATATGACACACAGAGAAGCAGTAAATAAGTGAATGCTTTGTCATTAAACAGTCTCATCATTAAACGCCTCAATCAGTTTTAGTTCTCGTACTTTTTCTTTCAGACCATTGATTGATAGTTGAATACCACCGGTGTATTTCTTTGCTTCTGCAAGTGATACATGATTAGTTAGTGTCCATTCAATTTTCTTTTCAACATCAGTTTCAAGTTCAAGCAAAAATTCATCTAGTTCATCAAGGGTCATCATGTTACCATTTCCTCAAACCCAAAAGGTGCTACGGTGTACTTCTTAGTACCAACTAATATTTGGTCACCAACTGAAGTAGAACGTAGACCATAACCATCAGACATATCGCCAACAACGGTAACAAATTCATTGCCGTCACAGGGACCTTTCTTAGACCAACTATCCATGATGTTCTGTGTCCAACGATATGCATACTCAAGTGCATCATCAACTGTTACGTTATCTTCAACCTCAACAAATGCAACTGTGCGAGGTGTCTTTTCAAATGCGGTGTGAATAACTGCAACTTTTTTCATAATATAATCTCCAATAGTTAACTTAACAGATGCCAGACCAACGAATACGACCAACGAAACTTTCTTTATCAAAGACTGTCGCTCTTGCAAAGTTTGTCGCTGGTGCATTCCATGACTTTGCCATGAGTACATCACCTTCAACGAACTTCTTAGTCGCTTTCTTTACAATGAAAGAATGAACGCTACGTTGACCACCCATTTTAGAGTGAACAATCTTAATGTAGTTGCGACCTTCTTCTGCAAAGAATTCGGTTTCTTTCATTTGGGTAGAACCGATTTTTGCTTGACCGCACCAGTCAACATAGTCATCCATGATGAAGTCAATGTAATCGGTAATGTGTGTTTCAGTAACTTGTTTCATAATATAATCTCTCTCATTTCTCATCTTGTATATACATTATAACGAACTATTAGATAAATGTCAAGGGAAATCCACATATTTTTTGGCAAAAGTTAAAATAATTTCATCTGTTGCTCATCGGCAGTGTCTTTAAGAAGATTTGTCAGACCTTCCTTTACAGTGAATGCAAAGAAATAATTCTGAATTCGTTCTTCTTCTGATAGGTCATCGAAGTTAGGAGCAAGATAGTCAGCGACTTCTAGTTTGTCCTGTTTAATTGCAGATAGCATACCAACTCTAACAATCTCACTCATCTCCGAATCCGATCCATCAAAATGAAAAACGAGAGAACCATCTTCCGCTTCTTCTTCCGAGCAAGTTAACGTCCAACTATCGTGAGTTGTATCGACTAAAGAATGCTTTTGTGATTGCATCGATAAATTCCTTCTTTGAAAATACTCCGTTATTGGGACCTGATAGGTCTGTCACATATCGGTAGTTCTTATATACCGTGTGATAAACGCGACCAGCATAAGTTGTGGGTGCATAAATGAACCCCTTGAAGTTGTACGATGGAAGATAATCCATTTTCATTTCGTTCTTCTTCAGGTACCGCATCATTTTCTCCTTCATCTATAAAATCTGCGAATTGAATTGTTACTATACTATATGTTGTTGTGTAAGTCAAGTACTTTTTATGGTAAATAACTTTTTTTTACTTTCGCCACTATTATTACCGAAGTGGCAACGGTTATGCATTATCTGAATGCTATATAGGGTGTCCCCTTTTCAGAAACAAATAAAACCTTTTAATCAGGTAACATTAAAACCTCCTCCTAAACTGCAGTTATCATCGACATTGGAACGCGAGTGACAGTCTTACCGAACGGAGTTGCGCCCGTAGCAATAACATCAACAGTAGTACGGTTAACTTTTTGAACTGTTCCTTTTTGAGTGAACCCACGATTGGTCCATTCAATGGTCATACCTTTAGCAACGGTACGCTTGCGAGATTTCGCAATGATGTTCATTTGATTTTTCCATGCTTGAGCAATCACGTTCAAGTCTTCCTGGTTATCGATTGATGAAAGTGCTTTAAGCACCTCGGTTAATTTTGCATTCATAATATATAGTCTCCTCAATTAAGCAGTATAAACGTAAGGTGTATCCCAACGACCAACATTCAGGTCAAGGTAATAAGCAGTGTCGAAGTAGTCAGTCATTGCATCACTGTTGTCGTACCACTTGTTACCTTTCATTGCCGCAACCATTTCAGCAACAAACTTTGCTTCAGTTTCAAAACCAACATCTGTCCAATGACGCTCATCATGGTAAGGATTAATGCTGAAGTTGTCACTCACACTAAATTCTTGGTCACCATAACCACGGCGCTGTGCAACAACTTTGTTATGAGCATTAGCGGCACCGATAAAATCAAGCACACCTTCTTTGATGCGAACAACTAAAGAAGAGTGATGGTTAACACCGATAGTAACTTTGACACCGTACTTCTTAGCAACCGCTTTAATAGCAGGAGCAAGTTCTTTCTTAGTCTCTTGTGAAATATACGCCATAATGTTTTCTCCGTTTAAGTTTCAATCTCATCTTACATATACAATATAACAGATGTTTGCCACAATGTCAAGAGAAATCCTCATAAAAGTGAAAATAAATGTTGTGTTAAAACAACGACTTGTAATTTTTTTTTAATTTAATGTGGATATTTTGTATTGAAACTTATAACTATCCGCTCATTATCTGTCTCTGAACCTTTAGGTACGAGATGTTCCAACCATGAAGGGAAGATAACAAGCAGTCCAGTTCTAGATTGTACTGCCGCATCCTGATGCCAGTAACCTTGAAGTGTGCTATTGTTTTCAGTCATTTCATATTGACGATAGATATTAGTTGGATTGTTAAACATAATCGGTTGTGCAGTATCATCTGCTTTTACATATAACGCACCGCTAAGTGCAGACATATTGTGTCTGTGTGGATTTGTTGGTGTTCCTTTTTCATTAATGTTAAACCAACTGAATGTGTATTCTAAGTTCGACCTAAGTCCAGTGTGTCTACAATATTTTCTAATAGTTTTCATGCAGACTTCATTAACATCATTGAAGTTTGGTAAATCAAATAACTCTGGCGAATCCACTTCACCTAGTCGGAAACCTGATCCATAACTACTACCACCGGGACCCTCAATCAAGTCATGTTGATATACTTTAAGATTTTTTATTCGGTGATATAAGTCTTTAAAGTCCAATTCTGCGGACACATCATATACACCAATAGGTGTTGGAAACAAATCATATATCATACAAGGTCCTCTGCAAGTGGAAATATGCCTGCAATCACTTCCGCACATGCTTTCGCAATTTCAATATGCTCTAACTGTGTTCCGTTAGCGGCACGAAGTTCAATGTAATGCATCCAAGAACGAAGTGTACCATTCATGTACAAACGTGACATAGTATTACCTTCTGGTAAGACTGCTCTTGCTTGCTCTTTAGCAATACCGTTTTCGATTGCCCATTGATAAGCACTATTTGCTTCATCAATAACACCTCTTTGTCTTGCCGCCCATGCTTCTTGTAGAATTTCATCCTCTGTGGCGATGCTGTTTTGTCTATTTTTTTCATCTTGCAATCTCGCTTCTCTAATTACAAACTCTAAATCTTCTGTTGGATTAGCATACCGTTGACTAAACTCTTGAAAACTGAATGAACGATGTCTTAGAATTTGTCTTGCGATATCTCTTGTAGTCTCAATTTCTAAACAAGCAGACACCATCTCAAAAGGTGACCAATGACTATGCTTTGCTAGATATGATAGAAGTTTTTTAGATGTTGCGGAGTTCATCTGTCCGCTAGGGTTTGATACTCTCGCGCAATAAGCGATTAAGTCTTGTACATCATCTAAACCTTCAATGTCACCGAGTGGTGGTTGTGAATATGAAATCAACTTTACTTTCATTATATGCTCCATTATGTTACTTGTGCGTTTTTGTCACATGTGTTATTCTAAAAAAACATCAATACTATTGACCTTTTTTATAGTCTCTTGTATAAATAGATTTGTGCAGTGCAATACTGTACAACATCATCACACTATACACTAGTATATATGACTTGTGCCAAGGGGTCAAGTCAAAAGTGGTGCGGGCGTTTAAGGTTAATAGCATGAAGAACTTGTTCAAAAATTTATTCAATACATTAGTAGGATCAAATCCAAACTCGGACATTATTCGTTTTATTAGAACTGAATTTTCTAATGATACGAAACATCTACAAGACGATGATGCGCTTGCGTACTATAACAATTATATAAAATACAGGAGATAGAAATAAATGTCGATTGGCATAGCATTACACAACAGTTATGAATACACATGCAAAGCATGTGAGGTGATTAGAACTGCATTTATTGCGGGTTTAGTATTTGTAATTTCAATTAGTGAGACTGCAGGACGTGCAAGAGCGGCACATGCATTATCACAAATGGGTTACTATGAAGAGGCAAAAAGAATAATGTTGGGTGACAACTAAGTAGAAGGAGAATTATCTCCTTCTTTTCTTTTCTAGTTCGTTAGCAATCCACTGCTTTGCAATGTAGTTCTTAACTGGAGTTTTGACCATGTTACGAACTCTCTTAAAGACCATTTGTAGAACATCATCATTAGGACCATTGTTGTCGAGAATGATAAAGTTCTTGCTACCAAAGAAACGCTGAAATGCACCAATGTTCTTTTGAACATCCATCCACATTGATTTGACTTCTTCTCTTGGTAGTGTTCTTTTTCTTGCTTGATTTCTTTCTTGTGCAACTTCTTCTGAAGTATTAACGAAAATCATATAAGTATCATAACCGAGTTGCTTTAGCGATGCCGCTTGTCTTTGAATTTTGTCAAAGTCTTTACCAGTACCATCAATAACAACACCAAGACGACCCATTAAAAAATTTGATTGTCTTGCCTTTGTCACTCGCTTTGCTTGTCCGCGAATTTCTTGACCTTTGTCTGAGTAGATATCTTCTGGTGTTGTATCCATACCAGCATCTTTTAACATCTTCTCATAAATGTCATCTGAGTTAACTACTTTAAGACCCATACCACCAGTCGTTTGTTTTTGAACATAAGACTTACCTGAACCAGGACCTCCTGCTAAGAAGAATGCTTTGAAGATGCTAGGATCATAAACGCCCTCATTTAAATCTGCAATTTGTTCTACTACAATTGCATCTTTAATATCTTGAAATCTTTTACCCATCTTATTACTCCGTATAAATATATCTAAGAGTATTTATATTTTTACTATAGAGAGGATTATAATGTCTGAAGAAAATGATGCTTATGAACATGAGACATATGATACAACTCAGCGCCGAGTGACAAAAGAAGGCATTCAATATGCTAGTGGTTCATCAAGAGTAACAACTAACCGACAAATTGGTGAAGTATCCAAAATTGGTAAACTAAATCCAGTTGAAGTCTATGCTACTGAAAATAAAAAAGTGATGGTATCTCTTGATGATATACTTATCAGAGAGCGTCTTAGAGACGGTACATTTAAACTTCCTGAGGGAACTAAGTATGTGGGTAACAAAAATGATGATGGTAGTGTGTTACAAGGAAGTTATGCCCGCAAATATACGTTAAGCGCAGATGCGCCTGTACAACCTGGTGATGTTATAGAAATTATTGATCCGGCGGATCAACATTTTGGACAACGGGCGCTTGTATATAGAATTCGTTCGACTTCATCCTGGACTATTTCATGTCACTTTATTGATGGTAAACACAACTCAACTAAGTGGGTGTTTAATGGTGACCAATATGCTCTAGTTAAGCGATGTGGTGCATTAGAAGCGACCGACTATATATTTCATGGTTTGGAAAGAAGTAAAAGAATTGTTAGAGAGGATGATGAGTAAGTGAACATTGATTATATTTTTCCGCATCCAATTGCGGAGGTGCAACTAGATATCGATAATGACAAACTATTACAAACAGTAGAAACCACTATTAGAGATTACTCAAACAATCCTTGGGATTGTGAAGTATTTTCAACTTACACTCATAGAGAATTAAATGACGATATTATGAGTGTCAATATTGAACTATTAGAGCAGGTTCAATATCACGGTAGAGAATTCATAAAAGAAGTTGGATGGCATACTGATGCGCCTTTGTATGCAGGTGACTTTTGGTTTAATTTTTATGAGAATGTTCATTGGCAGGAATCACATCATCACGGTATACATGACATATGTGCAATATATTACGCCACACCTGATATAGTTGCAACAGAATTTTTAAATCCAAACGACTATACATTTCATGCGAAGTATCCTAGAACTGGAAACAGTCCTGTTACTCAAAAATATTACAGTTCATTTCCTAAACCAGGAAAACTAATATTATTTCCTGGATATATAATGCATCAGGTTCCTTATAAGACTAGACAACCTATTACATATAAACAGCGAAGATTGACAGTTGCTTTCAATTTTGATAAAGAAACTGATAGAATTGCCAACATTTGCCAAAAAAAGACTTGACAAACTATACGAAGAGTGTTATATTAAATTTATGACTTATAAAAATAACTACAACAGTAATAGACGATACGTTAAAAACGATGATAGACCACGCGATGGGGGTCTAGAAGTAACAGTACGCAACGGCGATGTTGAAAAAGCATTGCGTCTGTTTAAGAAGAAAGTACAAAAATCTGGAATACTCAAAGAACTAAAAGCAAAACAGTACTATGAGAAACCAGCAGAAGCAAAACAACGTAAGAAAAAAGAAGCAGTTAAGCGTTGGAGAAAACTACAGAAGAAACTTGAAGAAAATTCTTGACATAATGACTGACTTATGATACATTAATATAGTTAATGATACAACGAGGTGATGATGAATATATTCTATCTACATAATGACCCTAAAACGTGCGCTGAGTGGCATGTAGACAAACATGTGAGTAAGATGCTTGTCGAGTATGCACAACTCATGTCAACCGCCCACAGGGTGCTTGACGGCGATGAGTACACTGATTATAGCAAGAACAACAGAAAAGTAAAACGATGGCGTTTACAGAACGACAATGCAGAGCAAATCGTATATAAAGCGTGTCATGTCAATCACCCGTCTGCTATTTGGGTTCGTCAGTCTGTCTCTCATTATAAGTGGTTGTACGACCTCTGGTGTGAGTTGCATAAAGAGTTCATCTATAGATACGAAAAACCTCATGCTAGTTATACGCTTCTGTCAGAACTTTTAAAAACTGCACCAACAAATATTCCTAATAAAGATTTTGTAGAACCGCCTCAAGCAATGAAGCAGTTTCCACAATGCATGGTAGAAGGTGATAGCATCAGTGCTTATCGCAACTTTTATCGTGAGGCAAAAAAGACTTTTGCTAACTGGAAAAAGAGAGATGTACCTCAATGGTACAATAACCAATCACTAAATAGAGATATAGATAATGCCTACATACACGTTTATTAATAATCAAACTGGAGAAGTATTTGACGAATTCATGTCATGGAAAGACCGAGAAGACTTCCTTAAAACACATCCCAATATTGAACCAGTCATTACCGCCCCTTCAATTGTTGGCGGCGTATCACTATCTGATAAAACCACAGACGGATTCAAAGAAGTAATGTCACGAATTGGAGAGAATGCTCCTGGATCGGCAGTGGATCAACAATACAATCGTAAGTCTATTAAGAGAAGTCAGACTGAACAAATTTTAGCAAAGCATAGGGCGAAAAATAAATGATAGATGTTATTAATGATTTTGCGAAATGGTTATCCAAACGAGGAAAAGTAGAGCAACCTAAGATTGAGTTTTATTCTTCAGTTGAGGGAATAGAAAAGTGGGCACCTATTGTACCAGCATCAAAATATATTCCTAACTGGTATAAACAATTACCTGCACAAAAAGTTCACACTTACGAAGAAATTAGAGGTATGTCCGATGCTACTAAAACTTTTCTTCCTACTGGCAATCCTCCAGAATGGAGAACTGCCGGTCAAACAATAAAAACATGTCCTGGCATACAAGATTACTTAACAAATGGATTTATTGTTCCATTTTGGGGTTCTGCAATGCTTGAAATTTCTGCTAACGGTAATAGTGCTGTGGCAGTAACTTCATCGGCACTTGCACAATACTATCCTGATGGTGCAGATGGAAAGTCAACAGGAAACAATGCTGACTTTGTTAATCTTGACGTTATGACAAGAGATAGTGATATCACTGCTTGGCAAGAGATGATAGCATATATGCGTGGACATGGATTCACCGAAGAAGAGATTGGGGATTGGACTAAAAATCAAAAAACACATTCATCTTCATGGGACTTTGGCGCACACCCGCAATATCAATACTCAACAATGATAAACGAGTGGCCTGACGAGTGGGCAAAAGTAGTTCTAAAACTGAACTCACCTTGGAGAATTATGACACCTCCTGGTTATTCTACTATGATTACAAATTTAGATTATCATTTTGATACACAACAATTATTCTCTGTTCTTCCTGGAATCATTAATACAGATTACTACAGAACATTTAATATGTTTATGCACTTTAAAACAAGAGGATGTAAGTTTCTTATTCCTTTTCAGCAACCACTCTGCAGGTACATCATGATTAAGCGCACAGATTTACCTTTTGAAGTTCGGACTATGACAAAAGAAGACGAACAGGCAGAGCGAGAAAAAATGAACCTATTAAACACAAATTGGGGTTCTTCAAAACCTTATCGTTTGATGGGTAAGATATTTAATAAAGGAAAAGGAGGTGGGTGTCCATTTAATCATTGATTATGTTATTGATGTTCAGAATATGATATCAGTCATAACAGAGGAGAACACATGACCAAATCTAAAGTAATTACCGTTAAAGCATTATCAGATACGTTAATTAAAAAAGTTAATCCGATTACAACCAATCAGGAAAAAACTTTTGACGCATTTAATAACGACAAGAATTTAATCCTTCATGGATGTGCTGGAACAGGGAAAACTTTTATTGCATTATATCTTGCAATGAACGCAATCCTATCGCGTAAAGTTGACCAAAGAAAAGTTGTATTAGTTAGGTCTATGTTACCTATCAGAGATATAGGTTTTCTTCCTGGATCACAAGAGGAAAAATCTGCAGTATATAATGAACCGTATGTCGCATTAATGAACGAACTATTTCCTGGTGTGGAGAACCCATATGAACTTGCTAAATATCAAGATATATTAGAGTTTCTTCCTACATCATACATACGAGGTATAACCTTGATTGATAGTATTGTGATTGTAGATGAGTGTCAGAACTTAAACTTTCATGAACTGGACACAATCATAACAAGAGTTGGTGAAAACTCTAAAATTATTTTTTCTGGTGACTTCATGCAAACTGATTTGACTAGACAGAATGAACAGAGAGGTATCATTGACTTTATGGACATTGTAAAGAATATGAAATCTTTTGATATGATTGACTTCAAAGAAGAAGACATTGTAAGAAGTGGACTTGTTAAAGAGTATATCATAGCGAAGAACAGAAAACAGTACGCTGGTCTTTACGAGAGTATAGACAAAAAACTAAAAATTGCATAAGGAAAAAATATGAAAGACAATTACGCAGAGTGTTTAAAAACCATCCTTCACCATGAGGGTGGTTATGTAAATCATCCTAAAGACCCAGGAGGTGAAACTAATCTTGGTGTCACCAAACGTGTTTATGAAGAATGGGGTGGAACAAAAGATATGAAAGACCTTACGGTTGATGATGTTGCTCCAATTTATGAAAAAAATTATTGGGGTCGCGTTAAAGGAGATGAACTACCTAGTGGTTTAGACCTCTGCGTATTTGACTTTGGTGTGAATGCTGGTACAGGACGTGCCGCCAAATATCTACAGCGAATGATTGGTACTGTAGCGGATGGTGGAATTGGTCCTAACACACTTAAAGCAGTTGCAAACTACGTTGATGAGAATGGCATTGAAGGTGCTATCAGAGAGTATCAATCTGCGAGGCAGAGTTACTATGAATCCTTGAGTACCTTTGATACATTTGGAAAAGGTTGGACTCGCCGTGTAGAAGAAACAACAGAGAAGGCACTAAGTTTAATTTAGTGAAAATTTATTATGACTGATAATGCTAAACGCGAAGATTTAGAACCAGTAAGATATATGGAACTTGGAAGTAGCGAGGAAGACAAACGATTATACTCAGATTACTTCCAAAGGTCCTTCTATTGGATGTTTGGTGCTGGTGCGGATGGAGCATTTGCACATAGAAATTATTTTGTTTCTGACTATGATAATAATTTAAACTATATCAAATGCAATCCATATGTTAAAAATATTTGGATAAAGATAGCACAGAAGTTAGACATAAATGTTAAGACCCAAGTTGGTAGATGTTACCTTCTTGGACAAACAGCGCAAATGGATGGTCCTTGGCATCAAGACAATACCGAAGATGATGACTGTAGAACAATTGTATATTATCCTGTAAAAGAAGTTCATCGTAGACATAGAGGAACTCAGTTTAGATTTGATGATGGTGCGGAAGAAGAAGCACCTTATCAACAAGATTGGTTCGTTGATTTCAATGCCGACATTTATCACAGAGGATTATCAACAACATCTAAAGATGATTTGCGAGTTGCGCTAGTATTTCAGTGTTATCACTTATCAAAAGTACAAGACTTTATTTTTCAGAACACTTGTGGTAATGATGAACGATTAGATGGTTTGATTGGTCCTATTGTTCCAAGATGATTTTTGATAGTAAAAACATTGAAACAAGACATTCATTTAGATTTAAGAGTATAGATGTTAAAAATAATCTATCTCTGAAGTATCCACGTTGTCTTATAGACATAACTAAGTTGAACGTGTCGTATTGTGATGAATTGTATAAGTTTCTTTTGAGTGAAGTATCAACTCTTATGAAACTAGAGGGTCACAAAGAAACTACAGGACTTGATGCCCAAAGTCTTTCTACAAGATGGGATAGATATAATCTTCTAACAAAGTACAAAGACAACAAATTAATTCAAGAACTTGAAAAAAACATCTTGACTTCTTATAAAAATTATTGTATAATATCTAATACTGAGATTGAACCTATAATGGTTCATTGTTGGTATAATGTTTTAGAAGCAGGACAAAGCATAAGTGAACATGTACATGACTATGGAACATATTCATATATCAGTGGTAATCTTTTTGTTGGTGGTGCTTGCGATACTTCTGTGACAAAATATATAATTATTAATAGAGATGAAGAATTGGATATGAAAAATAATGTTGGAGATATGACCTACTTTCCTATGTATCTTCCACATCAAACAAATACTTATGATGGAGATACCCCTAGAGTAACCATAGGTATAAACATATATCCCAAAAGATTTTATGAAGACTTTCGCAAAAACAACCACAACTGGATAGAACATGTTTACACATCTTGAACCAAAAGAAATCGATGAACTACAAACAATCAATGAAGACAACATGCGTTTGTATGTGACACCTGATGGATTAAAATATCCATCAGTAACAACAGTACTAGGATGGAAGTCTAAAGCAGGCATTCTAGAGTGGCGCAAACGAGTAGGTGAAGAAGCGGCGAACAAGATTAGTCGGCAAGCATCTACACGAGGAACTAAGTTTCACTATCAAGTAGAAGACTACATCAACAACAAAGATGTTACTTTTGCTAATCCTGCAGAGAAGTCTATGTTTACTTCAGTTCAAGATTATCTAAACAGGATAAATAATATACATGTTCAAGAAGCATCACTATATTCAGACTTCTTGAAGACTGCCGGTCGTGTAGACTGTATTGCAGAGTTTGATGGTCGACTTTCAATTATTGATTTTAAGACCTCTAGCAGACCTAAACAAGCAGAGTACATTACCAACTACTTTCAACAAGGTAGTGCATATGCAGTAATGTATGAAGAGAGAACAGGTATACCAATTGATACTGTTGTTATTATAATGGCAGTAGAAGGTAACGAACCACAACTCTTCATAGAGAAGAGGGACAATTATATAGAGTCCTATAGAGAGGTTCGAAATGAATATCAGAAAGTCATGGGTATTTGATGTTATTGTATTGGTATGGTGTCTAACATTTTTATCCAGCATCACATTTGCTCAAGATAATTCAGAACATGAATATAGACAAGGACAAAAACCTGTTGTCTGTACTAAGAAACCATACAACGAAGTAAAAGCAGAATTCGCGAATGAGTACGGCGAAGTTGGAATGATTAGATACAAAACTACACTACCTAGTATTGTCGAAGTTCTAGTTAACAAAGACAAAGGTACAGTCACAATATTAGAATTTCTTCCATCAGCAAATGTAACTTGCGTTATATCAGATGGAGGTGAATTAGAGTATAACAGTATTTTTGGTAATAATGGAATTACTACTTGACATTTACATCAAAGCATGTTATATATAATGTACAGTTTGTTGATACAATCTGAATGACGGGCAGGACGTGGGTGCGATACCCACCGCCTCCACCATAATTACTTGAGGACAATATGTTTGATAGACTAACAGAGTTTTTTATAAAACTGTTTAAGATACAAGAAAAGACACCAATAAGATATCTATCTGGTGTTGGTAAATCGAGTAATTATGATGGGGGCGAAATAGGATCGACTGACGTAAACAGGAAAGAGTAGAACTGTGGGATGACCGCCTAATAAGTCAAAACAAAGTAAATGCAAACGATAACATTGCATATGAAGATATTCGCCTAGCGGCATAATCTTCTGGGTGTCGTAGGGACGCCTGGAAACAGAAGAAGCAATTGCTTCACCCTACATTTTACACACATACACACAAGGAGAAATAGTATGAGTAATCCATTCGATTTGCGCTTCTCTATGATTGAGAGTGCTAAACAACTGCTCACAGAGCAATATCACACTGATATCAGCAATATTAAAGAGAAATACTTTGCAGATAGAGAAGCGGGATTAGATGTTTCTTTTCCTGAACTTCCTGCATTTCCAACATTCGAAGATATCAGCAAACTAGCAAATGAGATGAATTCTTTCGTTTCACAACGCTAAGGTGGTAATAATGAGAAGTCAAGTGGTTTTCTGCTTGACTTCTTTCTTCTTTTATAGTATACTGTGTACATGATGAAAAAAACAATTGTGTTAACAGCATTAGTTGCTTCTGCAATCGCTTATAAGTCAAGCGGATCAAGTGCAGAGGTTGCAACCGAAACATTTACTATTGATGCAGAAACAACTTGTCTCGCAAAAAATATGTACTTTGAAGCAAAGGGACAACCCAAAGCAGGTCAGATTGCAGTATCACTAGTTGTTATGAACCGCGTTAAGGATTCAAGATTTCCTAACACTATATGTGAAGTGGTGCATCAAGGACCAACATCTAAGTGGTGGAAAGAAGAACACGACAAAGATGTTCCAATTAGAAATAAGTGTCAGTTTAGTTGGTTCTGTGATGGCAAGTCTGACGAAATTAACGATGTGTACGCATACTCAGGACTATATCTTTTAGCGACAAAAGTATTAGATGGTCGTTATGATGGTATGATTGAGGGGTCGACACATTATCATGCAACTTATGTAAATCCTTATTGGGCAAAGACGAAAACATATATTGCTCAAATAGGTGACCACATTTTTTATAGATGGGATTAAAATAATATGACTACAAATCCAGAACCGATGACTCCAAGAAGATTTTCTAATATAGTAGAAGGTATAGTAAGAGAAAAGCAAGTTAATTATATGGATGCAATTCTTATTTATTGTGAGAAACATGAACTTGAACCTGAAGACATTCGTAAGTTTGTAAGTAAAACACTTAAAGAAAAAGTAGCATTAAATGCACAAGACTTGCATTATCTTCCTAAGACAACTGCAGAATTGCCGGTATGATGACAGAAATTGATTTATGGTCAACTCGACTGTATGAGTTTTACTTTTCGGAGGACCAGATTGACGCATCCAGACTTGAACTTGATGCATATAGAAATAAAAATTCTAAGAATAAACAAAGTCCAGCATTATATTATACCACTTTTAATAATCCGACAATCTTAGATGCCGGCGATGCAACTAGTGAATTATTATCTCTTGTAGAGTGGCAGATAACAAAGCACACAAAACAAAAATGGACAATCAATTCATCTTGGGTGAACTATGTTCCTAAGAATAATGTTCATAGTATGCATAGACATGGTGATGATAATATGATGTGCGGCATTTTATATTATGACAATATAGGTGGGACAGATTTTTATGACCCTAGAGTTCAAATATATAATGATGTTGCACAAGAGATTAAATCTGAGAAGGGAAAGTGTATATTATTTCCTGGTTGGTTGATGCATGAGATGTATCCTCACAATGAAGAAGTTGAACGTGTTACACTACCATTTAACATGAATAGAGTAGAATTGTGAGGCAAACTTTTCGTATGAATGAATTCGATGCTTTTAATGTGTATCTTGCTTTCAAGTTACATTTCACAACAGATAGATATGATATCACTAAGACTAGAGGTGCAGTCAAAACAAAGAATGAGACCTTCTATAAAAGAAGCGACCAATTCAACTTTACTAAATTGGCAAAGGAGTTTAGTGAAGATGAGTTACCTAAGTTTTTAATTGCTAATCATGTTGATGGTAATAGATGGGGTGGAGCATTCATATATGAAGAGGCACTTCAGGTTTATAATAAATGGAAAGGTCGTCTACAGAGTTTAACACAAAATTTTAGAGATGACCTGGAACAGATTTGCTCAGAACTTGCTTATGAAGAAGTAAACAAGTTTGACAAATGCTTTGTAGTAAAGGATGAACAACATCCATTGTTGCTACAAATGTATAGTCGTGGAGATGTAAAAATCGAAACGATGCTAATACTAGACGCTATTAACAACTATTTGTCATATTGGGACAAGACGCTAAAAGATGATTTCTTTTGGAAAGAAGAGCGGCGAAAGTTAATTAAATACCGACCTTTTCTTGATTTTGATGTTGACAAATACAAGGTAATAATGTATAGTAGAACACAGAAATATGACGAAACTAACGTGTAAGTCATATAAATAGTCTTATACATTATGAAACATATGTGGATAAGATAAACTTATACAACGCAATATAACGTACATACGAGGTAAATACAAATGACAAATTTTGCACAACTTAAAAAGTCTAACGACAATCTTTCACGCCTACTTAACGAAGTAGAAAAAGTAAACACCCCACAACAATCCAACAACAGCAACAACGATGACCGCTTCTGGCGTCCAGAGTTAGATAAGTCTGGTAATGGTTTTGCTGTTATTCGTTTTCTTCCAGAGAGCGAAGGTGAAGAACTTCCTTGGGTTCGTATCTTTAATCATGGGTTTCAAGGTCCTACTGGTAAGTGGTATATTGAGAACTCTTTGACAACGCTTAATGAAAAAGACCCTGTTGCAGAGTACAACTCTGTTCTATGGAACTCTGGTACAGAAGCAAACAAAGATATCGCACGAAAGCAAAAGCGTAGACTTTCTTACATTGCCAATGTTCTCATTGTTTCTGATCCGAAGCATCCTGAGAATGAAGGTCAAGTCAAACTGTTTAAGTTTGGTAAGAAAATCTTTGATAAGATTATGGATGTGATGAAACCTCAGTTCGAAGATGAGAGTCCTATTAACCCATTTGATCCTTGGGCAGGTACTAACTTCAAACTGAAAATTCGTAAAGTAGAAGGTTTTACTAACTACGATAAATCAGAATTCGATAGTGTATCACCACTCTTTGAGGGTGACGATGCTAAAATCGAAGCATTGTGGAAAACACAATATAAACTGCAAGACTTTCTTGCACCTTCTAACTTCAAGTCATATGAAGAACTGAAGGCAAAACTTGATTTGGTATTGAATGCTAATGCAGATGTACCAAGTTATACTCCTTCTGCACCTGTTAGACAACAGACCGCAGAGGAGACAGTGCCTTGGGTAGCAGAAGAGAAATCTACTACACCAACGCCAGCAATGTCAGCACCAGTACAAGAAGATGAAGATGATGAAGCAATGTCATACTTCTCCAAACTTGCCGCTGATGACTAAGAAAACTATAGGAGAAGGTGGAAGTTATTCCTTTGTGTGATATGCGCCTTATACTAGTTTGGTCTACATGCGCTTGCTGTAGGTATCACACAGAAAAATAACAGTATATAAATAATGTAAACTTAAAAAGAGGACCTTGTGTCCTCTTTTTTTTATAAATAGTCATAACAACTTGAGTTGAAACTTTCCCTTACAACATGATATATGATACAACACCGAAAGAGGGGTATCATCATTATGTTAGCAGAATTAGCATTAGCATCTGCGGCGTTCAATACTGTAAAAGAATTCATAAGCAACGGAAAAGAACTGTACGATTGTGGTGAGCAACTGGTCGGTTATTTTGATGCAAAAAATTCTTTACAGAAAAAAGTAAATAACGCAGGCGGAAACAAATCTGACTTAGAAGAGTTTATGGCACTTGAAAAACTCAAGGCACAAGAAGATGAACTCCGAGAGATGATGATTTATACAGGTCGTGCTGGCATGTGGCAAGACTGGTTACAATTTCAAAAGCAAGCGGCAGAGAAAAGACGCGAAGCGGAAATCGCCGCAAGAAAAGCGGCAATAGAAAGACATGAAAATATAATGGAGTGGATTCAACTTACCGCGGCATTAACCGCAGGTACGGCAGTATGTTCGCTTCTAGTGTGGTTGTTCTATACCTTTGCGTATCTACCTAAGTACGGTTAATCAACCACACATTACCGATACGACATTCATGCGTAATGCGAATGGTAAGATTGCTACTGCGAGTAGGAATTGCGTAGCAACTATGATAAGCATTGTTCTATTCAATTGAGTACTTCTTTAACTTGTGTATCAATAGAGTACGACCGATACCTAGACGTTTTGCCGCGTGTGATTTGTTATTGTTCGAAATCGCCATCGCATCGACTATTCTTCTCTTCTCTAATTCTTCTAACTCTGTAGATAGTTTAGTCTCTGATGTTGCCCACATCTCTGCTAGATTTTTGAGTTCTGTGTACCATACGTCTTGCTCTTCTGCGTAACTTGCTGTTTGTCTCATGTTGATGATGATCCTATTGGTTTACATTGCCATTCTACTGTCTGGAAAGGTCCATCAGGTGGAATCTCAGTATACTCATTTAATGCAATTTCGCATTGTTTCTGTGTATCAAACCATTGTACGTCTTGTGATACGCATTGCATCATTTGTGTGTCTAGACATGCAGTGAGCATTATGTGCCATATTGTATTCATTGCTTTTCTTCTTTCACTATTGGTTTAACTGCAGTCTCACATTGTCCGCAACAGTCAGAAGTTCCGCAATTTTGATGCAATTCTGTTATCTCTTTCTTGCTCTCTGTCTTCACTTGTTGATTGTTCATTGCTGTCATTTTCTTTTCTTTCTCTGTCATATAACCATTTATTCTTCATTTTAAAATTATGAATTCTCATCTTAATGTCATGAACGACTTTATCTCTATTATCTATGCTCATTTGTATACCGTCACTTTGCTAGGATCAACAGTCACTATCTTACATATTGCACTATAATCACGCTGTCTATTCATGCGATTTGCAAAATATAAACATCTGTCTATATCGTAGAAGTACATAGGTTGCGTTCTTTGTTCGCTTCCTTGAAGCATTACGACTAGCATGAATACATGTAACATTTCTTTTGCTTTCTCTCTGTCACATGTGCATAATATTTGCTTTAAGTATTTATGTTAAAACTAATTTGATTTTAATGTCAAGATGTTGACACCCAAATTATAAATAACTGAGTAAGACCTCAACCAATAAAGGAAACAAACAATGCAAAGAATAATAACATCTGTTGTTATTGCATTTGTTATGATTTCGTTTAGTTCTATGTCTTTCAGTGCTGATCCTATTGTCACTGATAGTACGTCTAGAAGTGATGTGAATAGCAATAGCAATTCAAAGACCACTGTGAAATCTCCACCACCTAGTGCTATTTCGCCTTCAATTAATAACTCTAATAGTGATGTATGTACAATTGCTTTTAGCGGAGCAGTACAAACACAAGTATTAGGTTTCTCAGGCGGTTCGGCAGTCAGAGATATGAACTGTGAACGTCTTAAACTCTCAAAAGTCCTCTATGATATGGGTATGAAAGTAGCGGCAGTCTCTAACATGTGTCAAGATGAGCGTGTCTTTGATGCTATGGAGATGGCAGGTACACCTTGTCCGTTTATGGGTAAAATCGGCGATGAAGCAAAACAACTATGGGAAACATATCCTGAGTTGAGACCTGAAAGCGTAAAAAAAGAGGAACAACGCAATGATACAATTAAAGGTGCCGCTATGGGCGCTGGTTCTGTTCTATTGCTTCTACTCTTACTCTAGTATAGCAGAGGAGTTCATCGAACCTGGTTCTGAGGGTACAACTCAGTATCAGATATTTGATGATAGCAATGCTCTTGTAGATTTACCTGTTCCGTTCACTATGAATGGTCAAGTATTCACTAATAGCGCATTCATGTCTAATGGTGCTATTGTCATGTACGGTCCTAACATTAACACGAATGCACCTTTTCAGCATTTTTGTTGTAATGGACAAGACGTTGCATCAATGGCGGCGAATGGAACTCTTCCTGGACAACCATTCTTTAACTATACTATCGCGGCATTATGGACAGACTTGATTGACTTGAATGTAGATGTGACTGGTGATGGTATACCTGATAGTGGATTCTTCACTAAAGAACTTGATACAGACAATGATGGTGATATCGATACACTACGTTATTATTGGCGTTATATCGCAGAGTTTCATGATGCAAACAATCTCAATACATTTGGTGTAGAGATGAACTTTGACAGCGGTGCTATTGAGATACATCACTTTGATATTAACATTGTCAATCATGCTGTTACTGTAGGTATATTTGGTGACACTACTAACAATGAGATAGAGCAGTTTAAATTTGAACCTAACGGATACAATAGCAAGGGTGAAGTAATATACACTTTCAATCTAGATGCTATGTGCGCCGCTAATCCTCTTTATAGCAGTCTGTGTACTGGTTATGCTGAAGCACTAGCAGAGATAGTATTTGCACAGAACTGCGCCGTAGACGCTTTATATGACCCATCATGTCCTGGTTACGAACAACTTTACTACGAAACTTTTGTAGAACCTCAGCAAGAAGAATTGGCACAATTTGAGGAGCAACCTGTTGTTGAAAATGTAATTGAGTTTGATGAAGTTTCTACTACTGGTGATGCTATCATTGATAACTTAATAAGCAATGAGTTGAACACTACTGAATTTGGTGGATTCTCTGTTATCGATATTTTTGAACCTGCGATACCAGAAGTAGAATTTGTCATAGAAGAACCAACTAGTCAGGAGATAGAGATTGCAGAGGTACAGTCATTTGAAGAAAGTCTTGAAGTATCTGAAGAGGTTGTTGAAGAAGTTGCTGAAACTATTGAAGAGATGCCTGAGCAAGAAGAGCGAGAAGAGGAAGTTGCGTCAACTGATGAGCAACCAGAAGAAGAGACTACAGATGAGGTTGCAGAAGATACAGAACCTGCTGAAGAAGAGCAAGTAGCAGATACAGAACCAGAAGCAACTGAAGATGAACCTGAAGAAGAAGTTGCACAAGAAGAAAAGAAAGAAGATAAAAAAGAAAGTAAGAAAAAGAAACTACGCAAAATCATTGCAAAGAAAGCGGCAGATAATGCGTTGAAGATTGCGAATGCAGTATCACTTGAAGAACAGCAAGCGGCGCAAGGACTTGCTATAGCACTAATGAACTTCAATCAAGGATTTGGTGCATATCAAGCATCGATGCCTGACGGTGTTAGACTTGAAAGTGCGTTGCCTAATGAGTATACTAAATCACCGAAAGAAAATCAGCGAGGATTACGCAATGGACTCGCACAACAAATTCTGCACGACAAGATGGTCGATATGCAGTATCAATAAAGGAGAGAGAAATGGCAGAAATAGAAGTTGCAGGAGCAAAAATATCTGGTGGTAAGATGTTACTCATACTACCATTGCTTAGTGCATTGGGTGGTGGTCTATGGGCAGGATTTGAATTCTACAAAGACTACATGAATATGAAAGAGCAAATACAAGAATATGTTGCACCTGACTTATCAGGTCTACAAGAACAATTATCTGTGCTTGATGCTAATATGATTAAACTACAAGAGAGTGTCACCGAAGCAAGAGATTACACTAGAGATATAAAGATAGATTTAAAGAGTGATATTGAACGTATCGAACAGATAGTTGACAAGACTGAACAAAGAGTGAAAGACAGCGAATACGAAGTTCGCATACAGTTGACAGACCAGACTAAAGAAGTGCGAGAACTCGTAGACCTTGCCGACCAGAGGTTTGATAACAAACGTGATAAAGTCTCTAGTGATGTAGATAGGCAATTGAATGAACTAGAAGAAAGATTGAAAAAGATGGTACAACGTGCTTTAGATAATCCTTTGGCGAATTAATATACTAAGTCTTCCTGCCATGCTTTCTGTTGTTGATTTCTAGGTGAAATATTTGTATTACTGCTTGAGTTCATTGTTGTTGGTGCCGCCACGGTTGTAACAGTATTAATTACTGGTTGTTGCGCTGGCGGCACTACTGCACTAGATACGTCTGCAGTTGGTGCCGCTTGAACTACTGGTGCTAGTCCTAAGGATTCTCTCAGTAATGTGATGTTCTTTGCCGCTTCATCAAACTTAATATCGCTAGATGCAAGACCTTTAATTTGTGTTCCGGATGATATCCATCCTTCCCCAACAGTACCGCCGTTGATAGCAGTCTCAATTGCAGGAATAGATTTCAATAAATCTTCTGCCATTTCTGAGATACCTAATTTAGTACCTTGAAAGTTTAGACCTGAGATTTTACTTAGTGCGCCAGCAATTCTATCAAGTGCATTAGCACCTTTTTCTAACTTATCTGCTTTATTCGCAATATTCATCATCTCTTCAATAGGACTCTCTTTACCAGACAAGAAGTTCAGAATACCACTTGCCGCACCTGCGAGAGAAGAAACAAAGGTACTACCGGAGAACTTTAGTAGTCCTGCAGAGATAGTACCCATAACAGAAGAGAATTCATCTGCTTTTTTCTGGTCGTATCCTTCAGCAGTAATAGATAATAAGTTCTTAACATTATCTTTGATGCGTTGTGTCCAATCGTCAGACGATATAAACTGTGCAACTGCCGTCGCCGCTTGCCCAGCACCAAACGCGGCAAGACCGAATCCAATGCCCCCCATCGCAAGAGCGAATACTGCCGCTTCACCAATAAATGCTTTAGCACCACCTAGAGCATCAGATATAGAAAGAAGAACTATAACATGGTCTTTAATTTTTTGTGACCAATCACCTGCCATCCAGTCCGCTAATGTTAAAGTAGCACCCGCAACTGCCATACCAATACCGATAGCGGCAAGACCAGCACCAACACCTCCCATTGCAAGAGCAAAGGCACCTGATGCTTTTAACATATCCCAGTTACCACCAAGTTCATCTTTGATTGATAGTAATGTAACTACATGGTCTTTAATTTTTTGTGACCAGTTGTCTCCACCTGCCCAATCGGAAAAACCTAATCCTGCACCACCAACAAAGGCACCAGCACCAAACGCGGCAAGACCTAATCCAACACCTGTCATTGCGAGTGTAAATGCAAACCCATCTTTTAGCATTTCAAGATTGCCACCAAGTTGGTCTTTAATAGAGAGTAGAGTTATAACGTGGTCTACGATTGCTTGAGACCAGTTTCCTCCTCCTGACCAATCTGCAAGTGCCATACCACCTCCAGCAACAGCGGCACCAATACCAAATGCTCCAAGAGCAAGACCTATACCACCAAGAACTAGTGCAAGTGTTCCACCTTCAGCAAGAAGTTTTAGCATACTACCATCTGCCACTTCATCTTTAAGTGAGAGAAGTGTCTTTACTTTTTGTTTTAGTGCTTCTGCATCAAAGTCAAGCAATCCTGAGAATGTTGCAAGTAATGCGCCAATACCACCAACAAGAGCGGCACCCAAGAGCATTCCTTTGCCTGACATACCACTCTTCACAGGTTTAATTGCTTGTTGGTCTGGTGTTACATTCTGTCCACTAATGTCTGCTTCTCGCTCACGTTCTTTTTGTTGCACTCTCTCAAATGCATTGGCAGGAGCAAGTGCATCTTTAATTGCAATTAACTCCGCAAGCATTAGAGAAGATGTTGACACCAAATCTTCCATATTAACAGATAAACTATCTAGGAAAACAATCTGTTGCCCGCCCGTAGACTGAACTTCTATTTTTAGATGTTCAATTGCTTCCGCTAGTGATGCTATATCTGCCATTTAAGTGTTTCCCTATTTCTTCTTGTCTGCGTAAGCATTCGCGCCAAAGTAAGCGGCAACAATTGCTGAAGTGGCAACGAAGTAAGTCGGAGCAATATCTCCGATAATATTCGCCGCTGTATCATAACCTAACATTGCTGTAATCAAAATCGCCCCTGGATAGTTGAATATACCCAACAAAGCGAACCATGTCATATATCTCATTGCATCTCTTCTCGCATCCGCATCTTCAAGTTCTTTACGTTTGAACTCAAGATACATTTTTTGCTCATCTGTGGTTACTACCCCATCACCATTGGTGTCTGCTGGATGGAAACCTGCTTCTTTAATATCTTCTCCCATTTTTTATCCCTTTTGTCGTTCTTTTTCCTCTTCAATGTATTGCATTAGAAGAGTGACGTAAATTTCCCTCTCCCATGGCATCATATTTTCTAACTCTGTTAAAGAGTATTTATGATGTTGCATAAGAGCAAAGTTAGTTTTTAATAAACCAAACAAATCTTCATGCGAGAGGACTATGCTAAAAAATTTTGAAGTCCACTTAATTCTCTTTCACAGTGCGTTCCACAAGCAGAACATTCATACTCTAATTTTCCAGACATTCTTGGCATATCTGCAAAGAATTCTTTAATGAGTTCAAATTGTTGTTGTGTTAAATTTTCAATAAACTCTTGTAACTCACTTCTTGATGTTGTACTCATGTCAATGAGTTCTCCGTTATATTCAATACTTTCAATACAACTTGCAAGAAACTTGAAGTTATCATCAAGACTGTTCAGGTCTTTTAAAACCCCTAAGTCAACTAGAGTTGGATATCTCATATTAACATATAAACTAGATGTTAACTCAATAGTCTTAGACTTGATTTTTGTTTCATCAATTTTTAAATGTCTCAAGTCAATTTTTGTTTGGGTAGTTCCTTTACATTCATCACTAGTACATGCCACAGAAAATTCAGCAATCTCTCCTACTGACTTTTCTCTTAGACGTAAGAAAATGTTTTCAACTTCAAATACAGGAAGTTTAGATATATCAACAGAACCAAACGTACAGTTCTGTAAGATTTGAGTGATTCCATTCATAACTGCATCTGGTGTTCCATCTTCTGCAGACATTAACAAAATCTTTTGCTCTTTGACCAAAAATGGTCTGTATTTAATAGTCTCGCCTGATGATACTAATTTCAAATCATAGGTTGGAGTATCAATTATTGGTAGTGCCATATTATTTTCTCCTCATTATATGGTTATTATGGTCCTGGTGGATATGATGGTGCTGGTGCTGGTGCTAGTGTTCCTGTTGCAGGATTGTACTTAACAATATCCGATTCCGGTGTTGTTGATGTTACATTGCCAACTCCCATCAGTGTGCTTGTGTTTGTCCATTTTCTATATTGAAACTGAACTTGAAGTCTAGGTACTTCACCGCTACCAGCGGACATTTGAATTTCCGCTACACTTTTTGGGTAACATTCTTGTAGTGTACACTGATATCTAGATACGATGATACTATTTTGTAATGTTCCTATATCAGGAAGAACTCCAAAAGTGCCAAAACGTCCTTCGCGCATATCTAATCCTAGAATGTGTACATTCGTCACATATTCATTATAATAATTTAAATGAGATGAGTCCTCATTAAAAATCATTCCTTGCCAAATTTCAAAGAAATCTTTAATCTGATAACCAGCATCCATATAGAAAGACATATTAACAGGAGCATAACTGCGACCGTAAGGAATTTCTCTCCCTGGACCATACTGCTTGTTTATCTTACTATCGATATTCAATCCTGGTAGTGCCGTGGATTCACAAAACAAAGATGCTAGATACTGACCGTCTGCCTTAACAAAGTTGTTTATTAAACCACCAAACGCATCGTTTGCACCTCTACCTCCAGTTCTAAACAGAGACCCAAATGGATCAGGTCTACCATAATTGTTTGCTGATGGTCCTCTGGGCATGTCAATAATGACAAGATATTTATTTGCTCTTGCGAAATTTCTAATTTTAGCATTCGCTATGAATTCTGTTAATGACATTATCGTTGCCTCATTTTTCTATTGCTGTCTAAGTAAACCTTTTGCTTAGATGCCTTTTTAAATTGTTCGGTTGGTAATACTGCGGCAGTTACCCAATCATCTGGTTGAATGAAAAGAAGTCTCCCTTTAATTAATCCTCTTCTATATCTTTTAACTGCCGGTCTAACTTCTCTAAATCTAGCAAAATTACTTAGAACATTCCAGTTTGCTCGGATTCTCGTTGCTATATCTGTATCGCCAATTTTAAATGGCATTAGTTTTTCTAAAAGAATTAATCTTTGTACTGGATGTAAATAATGAAAATTCAATGCTGTCACTAAATTACTCTCAATGTTGAATGGTAATATTAGTGGAAACATATCGTAGTATGGTAAAGTATCTCTACCTGCTGGATTTGAATAGTTGATTAAATACATTCTTCCAGGTAACATGCGATTAGTCATGTTTTCTGCATATTCACGTTGAAATCTAGGTCCAGGATACTGAGTACCAACCAAGTCTCTAACTTGTTGTTGATACCATGTAAAGGATTTCGATGCATCTCCACGTGCGTTTCGAATTTGTTCTAATATTCTAGTTTCTTCTGCCATAATAGTATTTATGCTACTTTAAATGGTCCTCTGTAAGAATTATAAATTCCCAGTGTCTATCTTTAGCATACTCAGATGCCGCTTTCCATTTTGCAGAGTTTATACCCCATGCCTTAACTTCACCGAACCACGATTTAGATTTTCTAGTTGGGGATTTTTCTGGTGGTTTTGTATACTTTTTAGGTTTAACTTCTACAAGATATGATTTGAGTATGCCCTCTTTAGTTCGAACCTGTATATAGAAGTCAACAAAGTATCTGTGTCTTTTATTATCTAAAGGAGATATGTAAGGTATAACAGTTTCTTCACTTCCCCATTTTATAACATCACTGTTCATATCACACCATATCATAAATTTTCTTTCCCAAAGAGAACGATAAATAATATTGGTTGGATTACCTTGATATTTCTTAGGATTTAGTGGAGAATATCTTCCTTTGTATGCCATCTGTATAACTCATATAAATAATACTGCAATAACTATTTATAGAGGGACGCAATGGCACTAAATACACTTTCAAAACTAGTGGGGGATATAGTAGGTGGACACGGTTTAGTGTCTAGCAGACAAGAACCACGCAAAACAGGTAGAACTTACGGAACCCGTGGACTGACTTATCCTATTGATATGGGTATTGACGCACCTGCGGAGTTGGACAATCACGTTATCTTTGATATATACATTGATGATACCACATCATTCGCAATGAAAAAACAAACAACCGAAGGTGAACCTAGAGCATTTCAAGGTCATACTGCAATTGCTTCTCAGAAAATTAGAAATGGTTTGACAAATACAGGGAATGATATTAAGGGTGCTTTGAATAAGGGTGTTGGACTATTAGGTGGCGGTACCGCTGGAAAAGTTGCTGGTGCTGTTGTTGAATCCACAAGTAATTTTACAGGCGCAGTGTTTGCTGGCGCAAGAAACATGAAGAAGTTAAATAGTTCTATTGCTCTTGCTGTTCCTAACACTTTTGTTTCTACATCTAGCGCACAATGGGCAGATGCTAAGATTGGCGCAATGGGTGGTGGTATAGCAAGATTGATGGAAGGTGGTATCAGTGGAATTAAAGAGAAAGCACAAGCATCATCTGCTGGAGATTTAACACAAGTTGGTGGTGAAGTCGCAAGACTTGCATTAGAAACTGCCGCTAAGTTACCTGATGCATTTGGTATGAACTTACAAAACATATTAGAAGTATCTACAAGAAGAGTTTCAAATCCTCACGTTGAACAAAGATTTGATAGCATGAACTTTAGAACATTTCAGTTTGTGTATGAATTTGCGGCAAGGTCTCAAGCAGAAGCGCAGGCAATTGATAATATTATTAAAACATTTAGATTTCACATGCATCCAGAATTAATTGAGAGTGGATTATATTTTCAATATCCGTCTTTATTCGATATTAGTGTTATGTTCAAAGAAAATGACAACCCATACATGCATAAGATATCTACTTGTGTTCTGACAGACTTTACAACTAACTATACATCTTCTGGTGTCTTTTCGACAAACCGCGATGGACAACCTACTGAGATACAAATTACAATGGCGTTCAAAGAAATTGAACCTTTACATAAACAAAGAATTGCAGAGGGTTATTAATGTCATATTTTTCAAAATATCCAGAAATAATTTATGATTTAACAAAACCAAATTCAACGGTTGATAATTTATTCATAGCAAAAGATATTATTCGAAGAGTAAAACTTAAAGAAAACTTATCGACAAATGTTTTCTCATATGATGAGTATGACATTCAAGAGGGTGAGCGACCAGATATATTAGCACATCAATTCTTTAATGATTCCGAACTTGCATGGATAATTTTATTGACTAATGAGATACATGATGTGTTAGAAGATTGGCCGCGCACAGAAAATGAATTGCGAAAAATGATTGCTAAGAAGTATGGTGGTAGTGGTCCTTATGCGTTATATGGAACAGGCACTTCTGGTATGCATCTTGGTGAAGGTTATTGGTATCCTATATTTTTAAACGAAGCGGATGCGAAAAGTTATAACAGATATAAACAAAATGGAGAAGGCATTGCACACACTCATACGTTTGCTGAGTTTCCTAATCAGACATTTTATATGCCAGGTAACTATGGACAAGGTCATGCACAATCTTCATATGATGGTAATACATATAAACTCTGGACTATTAATTCAGGTCCTAATGGAATTCATCATTATGAAAGACCACAGTCTTCAGGTGACCCAACAAAGATGGTAAGAACCACTAGTCAATTCTACACACAAACCACAGGAATTGGAGTTGTACAACAATTCAGTTCAGTTGCCATTACTAACACAGTTTATGAACAACAAGAGAACGAAAAGAAAAGAAGAATACGAATTCTGCGACCTACTCTTGTACAAGAATTCATTGAAGAATTTACTAATTTGATAGGAGACTAGCATGGCGGCGCCTGTAAAAGGTGGTGGAGAAGTACTATTTTCCTCCATGAAACTATATCACAATAGAGTTAAGAACATCAAAACTGCGAAGAGTTCTGACCAGTTTATGGATTTACTCTCAGTATATACTGCTCTCAATATCTATGAAAGTATCAAGTCTCCATTTCAGACTGCAGAACTAAGTATCACAGACAGCAATGATATGATTGCTGACTATCCAATTCTAGGTGGTGAAATTGTCAATATCGTTTACAATGTATCAGGTGGAGTTGAAGATACAAAGATATCAAAGTGGTTTAGAGTTGCTAATATTCAAGGACCCATAATTCAAGAAAGAAAACAATATTTTACTTTAAGTCTTATTACCGAAGAAGGTTATAACAACATTCATACAAGTATAAGTCAAGCATTTACTGGCGCGCCGCATGATATTGTTCGCGATATATTTAAAAATTACATCTTTTCTAGTGATACAAAAGAGGGTATATTTTTTGATATGTCTATAGGGTCTTTAAAATTTGTTTCTCCAAGATGGAGACCAGCAAAAGCAATTCAATGGGTAACTGGAAAAGCAATTGATCCTGATACAGACATGCCCGGATTCTTTTTCTTTCAATCTATGCATGGATTTAAATTTTTATCAACATCAACATTATTCAGCGATACAAAAAATGTGGTTATAACAGATTTGATGGAAGAAATTCCGGTAGATAGAAAGAATGGCGCAATAAAGAATGGATATTTATATAAAGTTCCTGGTGTTCCTACATATGGTGCAGATGGTAAACCTCTAAGTGGAATGGTTGCATCTGAAAGCGCACAGAATGTTGATGACTTTAGAATTGATGAGAAGTCTAATTATCTTTCCGATATTCAAAACGGAAATTTATCATCCAAACACATCATACATGATACTTTTCATAAATCTTATCAAGTTCAGACATATAACTATTTTAATTCATATGATAAATCATCAAAGAAGTTTGCATCAAAAATGAAAAGATTATCCCCTAATTCAAAATATGTAGATTGGGGATCAGAGATTAATCCTGATGTTAAAGTTTATATGAGTCCTAAATCGAGTAGAATACATGCTGAAAAGAAAGATGAAGTTGGATACAGAGATTTATTTGCAAATGATTATCTTTTAGGAAGAACTGTTATTGCAAAACAATTGCAAGATGAGGTCCTTAGTTCTTTTCAAGTTCCTGGACATCCAGTTATAACAGTGGGTAGATTAGCATACTTTAATTTTCCATCAGTAAAAAAAGTTGATACACCAAGTAAAGTTTATCAACCGAAGTATAGTGGTATGTATTTAGTTAGAGATGCTATTCATATTTTTAAACCTGTTGGTAACTCAACAGCATCATATAAGTGCGATACTGTAATTATAAAGGATGGATTTAATGCGTAAATTTTCAGAATTACGAGAAGAGATATCACAAAGAGATTTAGATGGTATCGAAAAGTTTGCAGATAGATTATTTGCAAAAGTTAAAATTGACGTTGAGTTCACTCGACATTTTTTAGATAGGGTTAATGATGAACGTAACAAGAAACAGATTACTACTGCAGAACTTACGAGACTTTTTAAGCAGACTTATAACAAGCATGGTAAAAAAATTCCACAGTTGGGTCCTGATGCTGAAGCGGTAATCAAAGATATGCAGACAGATATTAATATGCCATTTGTTCTCAAGTGGGATAAAAACTCACAAGAGTTCGAATTAGTTGCAAAAACTGTTATGCGGAAAAAAGGTTTTGCGACAAGTAACCAAACGCTTTCTGTATAAATAAGACTAAAGGGAGAAA